GAAGCAATTTCAGAAATAAAAACTACCACCCCAGAATTAATAGATATCGAAACCAGAAATACAGTAGCGTTGAGAAAACTTGAATACCTATATTATGATGAGAATGAAAGAACAGACGAATTAATTTCTATAAACTCAATACAAAATCCAAGTTTTGTACAAGGCGACTTGGAGTTCTTAAATGATATCGTTTAATATTAGTGGCGTTTTATACGAGAATATAGTCAAGGCGTCATTCACGGAGTCTATGATAGACTTTACAAACGAAGCTTCTTTTCAAGTTGCTCTTCAGGGTGATGAAGATTCTCCTTTTATAGTTGGTGAAAGTTGTCTTGTGTATTTAGATGACGAACTTGTCATGACTGGAATAATATATGATGTAACATTAAGTTATAGTTCAAACAGCCACATATTATCATATGTAGTCCGTGATATAACTGCTGATTTTGCAGACTCTGATATAGATTCAATTGGAGAACTAAGTGGTTCACTTTCACTAAAGAAAATAATAGAAGCAGTGTTAAGAAATATAAATAAAAATAATAAAATAGAGGTTGTGGAAGAATTTTCTGATATAAAAAACTTTGATGCAGATAATGATAAGATAGATCCAGATTATGGTGATAACGCTTTTGATTATATACAAGGTTTAGCAAGAAAAAGACAAGTGTTACTGTCAACAAATGCAAATGGAAATATAGTTATTTTTAGAAATCAAGATGAAGAAATTGATGGTAAAATACAAAATCTAATAAACGATACTCAAAACAATAATGTGATGTCATGTAACTTTTCTAAAAAACAATCTGCATTATTCAATGTTTATGTCGTTAGATCTCAATTAGGCAGTGCATCAAGTAAATCATCTTTTGGAAAAGGAGCAAGTAATTCTGAAACTACTAATCAAGATGGTAAATACACGGATGATAATATAAGAGCCGGAAGACAAAGATGTATAACTCATGAAGAAGCGTCTGCGTCTGGTGATGTTATAGATAGAGCTAAATGGCTACATGATTTTTCAGAAGTTGAAAGCAGTAATTATTCTGTCGTGCTTAACGATCATAGTATAAGTGGAAACATATTCAAGTCTAATAGATTAATTCAAGTGAATGATGATTTCGCAAGAATATCAGATAAGCTATTAATAAGATCTGTCACAGCTACTTTTAGCAATGAAGAAGGATCCAGCACAGCCTTAGATTTAGTAAATAAAAATTCTTTCAAAGTGCAAACAGAAACAGAACAAAAAGAATCTGAAAGAACTGAGGGCGAGACAATATTGGGCGCAAAAATATGAAAAAGTATATAAAAAGAGCCGTGATAACTGGTTCAAACGAAGACGATACTGCAAGGCCAGTTCAGTCAGTACGATATTTTAATCGTGATACAGAAGCAGAAATAGTTTTCCCTTATGGAATGCACGCCAACCTTCCAGAAGATTCTTTAATGATATTATTTCCTGTTTGCAATCAAGACGGAAATTTAGTTGCTATTGGAGGATTACCAGACAAAAGAATTCAAGTGGAACAGGGAGAAGTCATATTCTTTCATCCAGTTACAAAAGCAAAAATTCATTTTAAAAATAATGGCGATATTGATATAGATTCTTTAGATAAAGATATAAATGTCGGTATGAATAATGGTGTGATAACAGCTACGGGAAACGTAACAATCAATGTCGCAGGGGACGCCAATCTAAGCGTAGATGGCACTTTAAACGTAACCGCACCTAACACAGTTTGGAGCGGCGATATAACCCTGACGGGTGATGTGGGCATGACTGGTGAACTAACTTTAACAGGTAACATGAACCAAACTGGCAATATAATAAATACACAAACAACTTCTAATGGAATACCTTTAGATGGACACAAACACGTTGGATCACCAACTGCGCCATCCGGAGCAATTTCAGACACAGGAGCTTCTAAGCCATGAGTAGAATAGAATCAAATGATGTTGTTTTAACGCAGAATTCAGATGGAATTTATGATATAAATTTTGATAGCGAAGGTGATATTGAAGCAGATGATTTTCTGGACACATCATTATTAAGATCTGTTTATGGTGAAAGAAGAGCTTCTTCAGATGAAGTTCCTACTCCACAATTAAGGCGCGGTTGGATAGGAAGTGTAACTAGAGATTATGAAGATGGGTGTAAAGTTTGGCTTTACGAACAAGCTCCATTAAACAGAACAACTTTAAATGGAACTAGAGATGAATTAAGTTTGGGATTACAGTGGCTTATTGATGATGGTGTTGCTGTATCATTTAATATTACACCTTTTATAGACGATGATGATTCAATTACCGCAGAATTAGAAATTCAAAAATCAACATCCAAAGTTGAAAATAGATTTTTTAAACTATTTCAAAATAGTGGAGTGAGATAAAAATGGCTTTAGAAATACCAGATAGCCCTTCAGATATCGAAAGAGATATGAAGACAGATTTTCAAAGAGAACTTGTTAGCTCTAATCCATTTCTTAAAAATTCTTGGATATCAGCGCTAATAAGCGGATTTTCAAATAGACTATTTGATAATTATATTGGTCTAAGCGAAGCAGTTGAAGTTTCTTTTTATGATACTTCTCCTGAAGTGTATTTAGAAAGACAAGCAAGTTGGTATAATGTATTCAGACTAGCAGCAACTCAGTCAACTGGTAAATTAGTCGTCACTGGAACAACTGCTACAAATATTCCAGCCGCAACAGAATTTGTTTCTAGTAGCGGGATAACAGCCATTGTTGATTCTGATGTTGCCATAAGCGATAAAAGTGAAACGCCAGTTTCGTTAACATCTTCAGGAACAACCGCAACAATAATATTTTTAAATCCTCATGAATTATCTCCTGGAGTTCCCACAACTGTTTCTGGTGCTGTTGAAACAGAATACAATGGAACATTTGATGTTAATATAGTAGACGATTTGACAGTCACTTATGATATTCCTAACACAACTACTAGTCCAGCGACAGGAACATTGTTAGTTGATTATACTTCTGCTGTTGTTGATTGTACCACGGAAGAATTTAGTTCAGAGTCAAGTTTAGAAGCTGATTCTTTAGTTGTGTTGTCAGGAGCAATAACAAACGTTGATAGTAATGCTTATGTTTACGCAGAAGGATTTGGAGGCGGTACTGATCAAGAAGAATTAGAAACATTTAGAGACAGATTCTTAGAAAGAGTTGGAAATCCAGTAGCTAATTTTAATGATGCAGCAATTGATGAAAAGATGAGACAAGTTTCTGGAGTTACAAGAACTTGGATACAAGATGTCACTCCGGATGTAGGACAAGTCACTATATATTTTACAAGAGATAATGATGACGATATAATTCCTTCTGCTAGTGAGGCTGCAATCGTCAAAGATAGCATATTAGAAATAAAACCTGCAAACACTGCGGATGAAGATGTTATTGTAGATCCGTTAGTTGGCGTCCCCACAAACTTTAGTTTTACTTCGATACTTCCTGACACGACAACTATGGCAGAAGCTGTAGAAAATAGTCTAAGTGAATTTTTTAGATCAACGCCAAATCCAGAAGAAGATGTTTTGCGTGATCAATATACAACAGCAATTTATAATACTGTTGATTTAGAAACTGGTGATACGATAGAAAGCTTTACACTACTAACTCCTTTGGGAGACATTTCTGTTACTACTGGTGAAATCGCAACTCTTGGAACCGTTTCAACATAATGGCTAATTGTGGTAAAGAATACTTTTTCCTAGGAGAAAACACTTCAAGCGAACAAGCTAACTCTATAGCTGACTATTTGCCTGACGATGAAACTTTTGTCGCAAAAAATATTTCTGGAACTAATTTCAGATCTATGTTAGAAGTGTTTGGTAAAAGGCTTTTAAAATATTCAGATATGGTTAATTTATTTTCTAACGAAATGAGTCCTGAATGTTCTAATCAATTGATGTCCGAATGGGAGAATATGTTAGGGATACCTGACGATTGCTTTAAGATTAAAGATCAGGATATAAACACTAGAAGAAGAAATGCAACAATAAAATTAGGAAAAATGAGTGTTCAAACTACAGACGATTTCACCGTGTTGGCTGAATCGTTTGGAGCAACTGCTACGGTTCAGTCTGGAATAGACTATGTAAACGGAGGCGGGGATCCTTTTGCAGGAGGAGATCAAGAAGCTAGATTCACAATCGTGATAACATTTGTAGGAGAACCAGTTGATACTTTTCCGTTCACTTTTCCATTTACATTTGGATCTGAAATATTAGGAATCCTAGAGTGTGTTTTCAGTAAAGTTAGGCCAGCAAATTGCAATACACTTTTTATAATTGATTCATTATAACAATCTTTATTAGGAAACAAGATGGCTTGTGGTAAAAAATATTATTTTTTAGAAGAGCATTCTAGCGTAGAGCAAACTGACTCTATAGCAGATTATCTTCCTGATGACGAAACTTTCGTAGCGAAGAATGTTTCTGGAACTAACACAAGATCTATGTTAGAAATCTTTGGTGTTCAATTAAAAAGTTTTGAAGAAATAGCAAATATATTTACTAATGAAATGTCCCCAGAATGTGCAGATCAGTTGATGTCAGAGTGGGAAAGAATGCTTGGTATCCCAGATGATTGCTTTTTTGTAGATGGTGAAACACTAGCTGATAGAAGAAGAAACGCCTTGATAAAATTGGCAAAGATGAGTGTACAAACTACAGAAGATTTTACAATACTTGCAGAGGCTTTTGGAATAACAGTAACAGTTCAATCAGGAATTGATTATGTTAATGCTGGAGGTGATCCATTTCCTGGAGGCGATACTGAAGCTAGGTTTACAATAGTTATAACATTTGTAAACGAAGACGTAGAAACTTTTACATATACTTTCCCATTTACTTTTGGTTTGGAAATACTTCGTATTTTAGAATGTGTTTTTGAAAAAGTAAGACCAGCAAATTGCAATGTTTTATTTATAATTGATGTTCCAGAAGTTCTTGGTGATTTCTATTTTAAACTAGGTGAAGCAGCGACATCTTTAAGAAATTCTTATTCTGGGACAGCAGAAGGCCAATTAGATTCAGATATTTCTATTGGTATCGGTGATACAATTACTTTTTCTTACACTGCTAATAATGGTGATCCTTTAGATAACGAAAACTTTATAGAATCAGCAGATGGAGTGAACTTTTTTGGCTTTGCAACTGTTGGTCCTAGTGTCGGTTTTTCAAGTTTTGTAGGATATACTGCTATATTAAATGGAGTCGCAATCACTAGTGGTGATCTAATACCTTATAACGATCCTGTAGATTATCCAGTTGGTGGAGCGAGAGACGAACATGAAATAGTTTTAACTGCTACTGTAGCGACCGATGTAAGATTTATCGGGACCGCTAACATCGGCCAACCAATTTATAATGTGACGATTGCAACTTCTGGACAAACTTGGATTTACCCCATTGATTCAACATCTGTTACAAATGCAGATTCAAATGGTAGTGGAAATAATTTGGTCATATCCAATAACACTTTTATCATTGATTATCCTGTTATGCGTAACACTGGGGCTGACATAGGTAACCTTGCTCCTTATTTTAATCCAGAAGCGACAGATTTTAATCAAGCATCTAATAATTTTAATTACAATGCAGCGTCTATGAGAACAGATAATACAGGCGGCGCATTGGATACGAATGGTTCAACTCATTGGTTTGGATCAATTGTAGAAGATATCCCTATTGCATATCAAAATGGATTCACCATAGAAGTAATAGCGAGATTTGTTGGTAGTGTAAATTCTAATGGAAGAGCTTGTGGAATTATAAGTGCTACAAGCAATGTTTTCACAGCCTCATTATGGGTTATGGGTTTTGATGATTATGACGGGAGTGCTGGTGGAAGCGGAACAATAACTCCTAATTTTAGTTTATTGCAAAGAAACAACAATTATCAAACAAGCGCTTCTCAAGTAAATAATGTTGTAGATCTTAGAGGGAGTGCTATTGTTGTTAATAATATATATCATTTATTAGCAACAATTAGACCGTCAGATTTTTCTGTTGAATTTTGGGTCAATGGATCAAGTGTTGGATCTACAACACTTTCTGAAGCTGCTTTTAATGCATGGGCTATTCCTAATGGTGCTGGAGGAAGTCAAGACGTTCTTGACGGAACATTCCCAACAAGGTTTGATATAGGTGCAAGAATAACGAATGGAGCTTGGAGAAGCGGACAAGATTCTCACATTCAAGATTTGAAAGTACATTTATTAGAAGCAGATGACACATTTGCTCAAACACAAGCAGCGAATGCAAACTTTACTTAAAGAGGTAAGAACAGTGGAAGACTTAAACGATAAAATAACTGGTAATAATTTGACTGCTGATGAATGGAATCAAGTTCCATCAGAGATTCAAAATGTCATAGAAGAATCTGCGATAATATTAAGTTCTGGTGATGTTACCCAACAACTTCAGGCTATCTATAATATATCCAGAAGAGCTAGCATGTTTAGTGATTCATCTGGTGCTGTTAATTCTATAATCCTTACAACAGTTGATTCTCAACCAGCAACGGAATATAGAATTGGGATGAGAGTAGACTTTTCTCCTAATTTTACGAACACAGGACCAGTAACTATAGATGTAGACGGTCTTGGTAGTAAAAATGTTGTCGCGCAGTTTGGTGGTGGTGTGTTAACAGGTGGAGAAATTTCAGGCTTTACAACACTTATTTACGATGGAACTGATTTCTTTATATACGTTAGTCTTGGTGTACTTAGTGCAAATAAAGTTTATGCAAACAATACTTCTGTTGAATTTAGAGATCAAGGTGATACAACAGATGTTGGAGTTGTTAGTTTAAATTCTAGTGATGAATTAGATGTTGGCGATATTGCATACAATACAAACATTGTAGGACTCGCAATGTCTATTACTACTCCGGGAATTATGACACTTAATCCTACTGGCGCTTTAAATATGACTTCGGCTAGTGCTGCTGTCAATATTGATTGCGGAACAGGATTTACTTTAAGAGTTAATGATACAGAGAATGCAATAGTAATAACAGAAAATGATGACGTTGCTTTATTTCATGATTCTGTTGAATCATTTAGAACTCAAGCTAATTCATCAGGAACACAAACGACTGGGGCGGCAGTCCTAGACGGACTTGAAGTTTTCCAAGATGCTGGTATGAATGTAATGCCAGTTGATGATTTTTCTGTAACAGACGCAAATTTAATTGAAAGAGCGAAAGTTGGATATTATTTTGAATATACTGGGGCAGGAGCAGCGACTGCTGGATTAGCAACCGATGCGAATATTCCAGTTGGAGCAACATGGGTTATTGCAAATAATTCTTCTAATCAAGGTGATGTAACTATAGATGCAGAAGCAAATACTTTAAGATGGATGGATGGATTAGGCGCAGCCGCTCCAACAGGAAACAGAACTCTCGGTGCTAGTGGAGTCGCAACTATTATGAAACACTCAACAACAGAATATAGAATTTGGGGAAGTAATTTATCATGAGTATAATCCATTTTAGTTCTGTTATTTCTGCTGCTCAGGCTGATTCTGAAAATCTTGCATTTATTCCTGCTCTATTATCAGCAGAATTTCAGACAGAAAGTATTGCTGCAACTGTGTTTATTCAATTTATTTTTAGAACTGATGGTACTTATGACATACAAACTTCAAATGGTTCAGGAGAAACCAGTGGTACATGGAGAACCACAGGAGGAACAGACACAACGACTTACGAATATAGAATAACACATGCAGAAAATGGTTCAAATCAAGGAACCGTTGCTGGCGCGTTGGGAGGTATTATAGACGGAACTTGGACAACATTAGCGTCAGATGACGGAATAATAGTTTCAGTTCCTGATCCCGGAGCAGGACTAATAAACAGACAGGAATCTGATGTAACTTTTGAAATTAGAGAAATATTAGTACCTGCAAACACAACAGGTGAATCATCAACAAAGTATACAGCAGAAAACGATAGGAGTTAATATGTTTATTAAACCAAAAAGAAGAACTTCTGATTCATATGGACAAGGGTACTATGGAGCATCAAGAGGATCTCGCACTCATAAAGGCGTTGATTTAAGATGCGATCCACATTCTATAATTTGTT